CGGACAACAAGCTGGCTGAGAACGCTGGGTGGGATCTGGAGCTGCTGCGCCAGGAGATCAACGCGATGGAGATCGACCCAGCGGTGCTGGGTTTCGGCGAGGACGACCTGAAGCGACTGCACGACGGGCTGGAGCTGGAGGCGTTCGAGGGGATGGCGGAGGCGGGCACGGAGCGGGCGGAGCCTGAGCGCCAGGAGGGCCTGGGGCTGCCGGAGGGCGACGACGAGGATGGAGCTGCGGACGCGACAGCGGAGAGCGGCGAGGTGGAGGAGCGGCACATCTTCAGCGTGAACCTGCTGTGGGATGACCGCGAGGTGGTGCTGGCTGCGGTGCGCGCGGCGAAGGATCGGCACGGGCTGGAGGGCACGCCCGAGGCGCTGGTGCAGATCTGCAGGGAGTGGCTGGATGAGCAAGACGTTGGAACTGATTGAGCTGGCGCATGGTCTGCTGCGCGACCTGCCGGACTGCCGGGTGTGGGGCGTGGATGACGGCGCACTGGTGCTGGGTCCGGACGCGACGCAGTTCGTGTTCTGCTGGCAGGGTGCGGTGACGGTGCGGCAGCACGGCTGCTGGCCGCATGTGCTGACGGCGGGGATGTGGGCGGCGGCGCCGGGCACGACGGTGCTGATGCCCTGGCAGGATGCGAGGGCGTGCCGTCGGGCGTTTCTGCCTGGGTTCGATGATTGAGGTTGCGAGCATCCGCTACGGCTGCGAGTGGGACGGCAAGGGGCATGTGAGGGCCTGGCCGATGCGGGTCGAGTTCGGCGCGAAGGGTCCGGAGGTGACGGTTGATGAGATGCTGGAGGGCCGCGGCCACACGGTGATGCTCACCGATCAACTGGCGGCGCTGGTGCGTGGGCTGACGGGGACCGACACGCCGATCCAGCTGGTGCGGCCGATCCCACCGGGGCTGGCGGTGAAGCTGGTCGAGCACGGGTTCTATGTCGAGCTGCTCTGCGACTGATGCTCATCAAGCTGGCCGAGTATGCGGAGCGCCATGGGGTGAGCCCCCAGGCGGTGCGAAAGGCCATCAACACGGGCCGGCTGCAGCGGAGTGTGCAGCGCGACGGGAAGCTCTACTGGATCGACCCGGAGGTAGCGGACATCGAGTGGGGGCGCAACACGGCGCCGGAGTTCCAGCGGAAGAAGGAGGCGATCAACGCGGGGAAGAGAGCAGCGAGCGGCGATGGCGAGCCGCTGCCGCCGGCGGGCCCCCCAGTGGGCAAGGGTGGCGCGACCTATGCGAGCGCGAAGGCGGCGGCCGAGGGCTACAAGGCGATGCTGCTCAAGCTCGATTACGAGGAGCGAGCGGGCAAGCTGCTGGACAAGTCGACGGCGGAGCGCAGTTTCGCCGCCGCTGGGATGCAGGTGCGTGATGCGGTGATGCGCACGAGCCAGCAGATGGTGGGCGAGATCGCCACAGCTGTTGGCGGGCTGACGCAGGAGCAGCGCGCAGCGGTGATGCAGGTGATCGACCGGCATCATGTGAGAGCCCTTGAGGAGTTGGTGCGTGCAGCTGGCGTCAGCTGAGGAAACGCTGAAGGCGTTCTGGCGGGCGCTGCAGCCCGACCCGCTGTTGACGGTGAGCGAGTGGGCTGATGCGCGGCGGGTGTTGAGCAGCAAGGCGAGCAGCGAGCACGGGCCCTGGCGGACGGCGCGGACGCCGTACCTGCGCAAGCCGATGGACGACCTGAGCGCGACGAGCACGGTGCAGGAGGTGGTGCTGGTGTTCGGGGCGCAGATGGGGAAGAGCGAGATGCTGAACAACTGGATGGGCTACGTGATGGACATCCAGCCGGGCCCGGCGCTGTTCGTGCAGCCGACGATCGACATGGCGAAGCGGTACTCGAAGATGAGGATCGCGCCGATGATCGAGGCGACGCCGAGCCTGCAGGAGAAGGTGAAGGCGCCGCGGGAGCGCGACTCGGGCAACACGCAGCTGATGAAGGAGTTCACCGGCGGCTTCCTGATCCTGGGCGGTGCGAATGCTGCCAGTGGTTTGGCGTCGATGCCGATCCGGTTCCTGGGCGGGGACGAGATCGACCGCTGGCCGGCGGACGTGGACGAGGAGGGCAGCCCGCTGGCGATCGTGAGCGCGCGGACGCGGACGTTCGGCGTGCGGAAGAAGCAGGCCTGGACGAGCACGCCGACGCTGGCGGGGCGGAGCGCGATCGACGGGAAGTGGCAGCAGAGCAACCAGCAGCGGCTGAAACTGCCTTGTCCGCACTGCGGGCACCGGCAGATGATCGAGTGGGACCGGATCCGCTACGACCCGAAGGATCCAGGGCTGCCGAACACGCTGCGGACGCCGCCGGTGCTGATCTGCGAGGAGTGTGGCGTCGGGATCGAGGAGGACGCCAAGGCCTGGTGGTACGACCCGGACGTGTTCGACGACGACTGGTGGGAGCCGTTGTTCCCGGAGCGCCAGGCGCAGGGGTACCACTGCTCGGCGCTCTACAGCCCGCTGGGATGGTTCAGCTGGACTGATGCAGCGGTGGGCTATGAGCAGGCGAAGGACAACCCGGCTGCACTGAAACCCTGGACCAACACGGTGCTGGCGGAGTGCTGGAACGACGACGGCGAGGCGCCGGACTGGGAGGCGCTCTACAACCGGCGGGAGCTCTACGAGCTGGGCACGGTGCCGGAGGAGGTGGCGTTCATCACGTGCGGGGTGGACGTGCAGATGGACCGCATCGAGCTGGAGGTGGTGGGCTGGGGCCCTGGGATGGAGAGCTGGAGCCTGGATTATCAGGTGCTGGCGGGCGACACGGCGCAGCCGGCAGTGTGGCGCGAGCTGACGAAGTTCATCAGGAGCGAGTTCGGCCGCGGCGATGGGCAGCGGCTGCCGATCCGGATGACGGCGGTGGACTCGGGCTTCAGGAGCCAGGAGGTCTACCGCTGGGTGCGCGGCCAGGCCGGCAACCGTGTGATCGCGGTGAAGGGCCAGGAGACGCAGACGGCGATCATCGGCACGCCGGGGCGCGTGGAGGTGCTGCGCAATGGCAAGGCCTTGAGGGGCGGCGTAAAGGTGTGGCCGGTGGGCACGAGCACGGCGAAGAGCGAGCTCTACGGATGGCTGCGGCGGCCGATGCCGGACGACGGCGAGCCGCTGCCGCATGGCTGGTGCCACTTCCCGATGCACGGTGAGGAGTGGTTCCGGCAGCTGTGCGCAGAGCGGCTGACGAACACGATCGACCGGCGGGGCTACAACCGGTTCGAGTGGATCAAGACCCGGCCGCGCAACGAGGCGCTGGACTGCAGGGTGTATGCGCGGGCCGCGGCGGCGCTGGTTGGCGCGGATCGGTGGAGCGACGACCGGTGGGATGAAGAGCGCAACGGCAGCCTGGGACGCGAAGAGCGCCGCCTGGCGCCGGTGCAGGAGGATGATGCGCCGGCGCAATCGGGGAGCAGCTACTGGGACTGAGTAGCATGACCACGAGGAGGTGGCCCGGATGAGCACATTCACGCAGGCGCATCTTGCGGCCATCGAGGAAGCGATCGCCGGCGGATACCTGGAGGTGCGCTACGACGACAAGGTGGTGAAGTACCAGTCGATGAGCGACCTGATGCGTGCCCGCAACCTGATCGCCAGCAGCCTGGCGGCCGCCACCGCGCCGGTCGTGCGGATCGACTACCCGGCCGTGGTGCGGGATTACGAATGAACCCATTCGAGCAGCTGCTGGCCGTCATCTCGCCGCGTGCGGCGCTGAAGCGTCACGCAGCGCGACTACAGCTGGATCAGATGCGCCGCTACGACGCGGCGGCGCGTGGCCGGCGGACGGACAACTGGGTGACGCAGGGCAGCTCGGCTGATGCAGCGAGCGCGCGCGGGTTCGGGATCCAGCGCGACCGGGCCCGCGACCTGGTGCGCAACAACCCGTATGCGAAGAAGGCGATCGAGTCGTGGGTGACGAACCTGATCGGCGCGGGGTGGAGCTTCAAGGCGAAGCAGTCGCGGCGCAACGGCCGCCAGGGCGAGCGCGTGACGGAGGTGATGCGCGCGTGGATGGCCGACCCGCAGCAGTGCGACTACCACGGGCTGCTGAACTTCGACGGCTTGATGGCGCAAGCGGTGCGCTGCTGGAAGGAGTCGGGCGAGGTGCTGATCAGGATGCGGACGCCGAGCGAGGCGACGATGCGCCGCCTGGGCCTGGTGGTGCCGATGCAGCTCCAAGTGATGGAGGGCGACTGGATCGACGAGACCCACGACACGCCGGGCGAGACGGGCAAGGGCTGGACGAAGCGCGGGATCGTCTACGACGCCGAGGGCCGGCGCGAGAGCTTCTGGATCTACAACTACCACCCGGGCGAGTCTGCGGTGCAGGCGACGAGCATCGTTAGCAACACGGTGCCGGCGGAGCAGATCATCCACCTGTTCACGCCAGAGCGGCCTGGGATGACGCGGGGCGTGAGCTGCCTGGCCCCGGTGATGGTGCGGCTGAAGGATCTGGGGGATCTCCTGGATGCGCGGCTGATGAAGGAGAAGGTGGCCGCGTGTCTGGCCGCTGCAGTGGTGGACCTCGATGGCACGAGCGACCAGAAGAGCACGATCGGCGATCGGATCGAGCCGGGCGGGATTGTGCGGCTGGGCCCCGGCCAGGACATCAGGACGATCAACCCGCCGGCGGCTGGCGAGATCGACCGGGTGATCAAGACCTACCTGCTGGAGATCGCGGCAGGGATCGGCATCACCTACGAGGAGCTGACGGGCGACTACTCGGGCGGCAGCTTCACCCAGGGCCGGATGGGATGGATCGGGTTCCAGCGGCGGCTGCAGAGCGACACCTGGCAGATCCTGGCGCCGATGGTGTTCGATCGGATCTGGGAGTGGTGGTCGACGCAGGCCTCGGCGGTGGGCATCGCCACCGATGGACTGATGTCGGATTGGACGCCGCCGCGCCGCGAGCTCTACGACCCGCAGAGCGAGACGAACAGCACGGTGTCGCGCGTGCGCGGGGGCCTGCTGCCGCCGCAGGAAGCGATCCGCGAGGCTGGGTATGAGCCGGACGAGCTGATCCGCCTGTGGCAGGAGTGGATGGCGATGCTCGATGCTGCCGGCATCGTGCTCGACACCGACCCGCGCAAGGTGAGCGCTGCAGGCCTGACGCAAGTGCGGCCGCTTGGATCAATGATGCCGCCGACAGGTGAGCCGCCGGAGGTGGCGGAGAAGCCGCCAGCGCCAGCAGCGCCGAGAACTCCTGCTGCAGGCTGACCCTAGAATCGAGACGATGAAGGAGTGCACATGAGCGACGGTCTCCTACAGACCCGGGCAATGTTCGCCCCAGAGACGATCAACGTCGAGGAGCGAACTGTTGAGCTGGTCTGGTCGACCGGCGCCCAGGTGCGGCGCGCCAGCTGGTCGCGCGGCGACTACATCGAGGAGCTGAGCATGGCCCCTGGGGCTGTGCGAATGGAGCGACTGAACAAAGGAGCTCCGCTGCTCGATGCGCACGACTCCTTCTCGCTGCGCAGCCAGATCGGCGTGGTGCAGCGAGCATGGCTGAATGGGAACGAGGGCCGCGCCCTGGTGAAGTTCAGCCGGCGTGATGAAGTCGAGAGCATCTTCCAGGATGTGATCGACGGCATCTACCGCAACGTCTCCGTGGGCTACAAGGTCCACAAGACGGAGCGCGACGAGACCGGCGCAGTGCCGGTTGAGCGTGCAGTGGACTGGGAGCCCTATGAGCTCTCGCTGGTCCCGATCCCGGCTGATGCTGGGGCCCAGGTGCGCTCAGACGAGCCCACCCCCAACCAACTCCAACAGGAGCGATCCATGGACGAACTGAACCAGGGGGCGCCGGCCGCTGAGGCTGCGCCCGAGCAGAAGATTGAAACCCGAGCCGCTGCGCCGGCCGCGCCTGCTGCGCCCGTGGTGGATCTGGAGGCCGTGCGCGCTGAAGAGCGCCGCCGCGCCGCCGGCATCCTCGACGCCGCCCGCAAGCTGCAGGTTGGCGAAGAGCTGGCTCACAAGCTGATCGCCGATGGCGTGGCGCTTGATGACGCCCGGATGCAGCTGATCGACGCGCAGGCCGCCGAGCAGCGCAAGACGCCGGCTCAGAGCCGCGTCGAGGTGACCCAGGACCACGGCGAGAAGCGGGCCGCCGCCAAGCTCGACTACCTGAAGGTGCGCTCTGGCCTCATCACCCTGGACGATGCCCCGGCTGCCCGTGAGTATCGCGGCACCACGCTGCTGGACATGGCTCGCGAGTCGCTCGAACTCGCCGGCATCAACGCCCGCGGGATGGACAAGTCGGAGATCGCCGTTCGTGCTCTGCACAGCACCAGCGACTTCCCCCTGCTGATGGCCAGCATCCAGCGCGTGACGCTGAAGGCTGCCTATGGCGAGGAGGTGCAGACCTGGCGCCCGATGGCGGAGCAGCGCAACCTGCCTGACTTCCGCGAGATGAAGGAGATCGAGGTGGGCGGCCAGATGCTGCCTGAGGAGATCAAGGAAGGTGGCGAGTACAAGACCGGCACCATCCAAGAGCAACAGGGCTCCTGGTTCCTGAGCGAGTACGGCAAGAAGGTTGTGATCGGCCGCCGCCTGATCATCAACGACAACCTGGGTTACATCACCCGTGCCGTGCAAATCCTGGCGCGTGGCGTTGCGATCTTCGAGGCCAACCAGATGTGGGGCCTGATCACCGGGAACGCCAAGTGCATGAGCGACGGTCAGGTGCTGTTCAGCTCTGGCCACAAGAACATCGGCACCGGTGCGATCGGCGAGACCTCGATCTCGGAAGCGCGTCAGAAGATGCGCAACCAGACCGACTTCACCGGCAAGAACCCGCTCTACGTGGTGCCGCAGTACATCCTGCTGCCCACCACCCTGGAGACTGCGTTCGACAAGTTCAACAGCACGATCGTTCCGAACCAGACCAGCTCGGTGAACATCTTCTCGGGCTACCTGCAGAAGATCGTGGAGCCCCGCCTGGATGCCAGCAGCACCACCCAGTGGTACATCGTGGGCAACTACCCCGGCGTGGACAAGCTGGTGTACGGCTACCTGGAAGGCGAGGCGGGCCCGACTATCGAGAGCGAGATCAAGCGCGATCCCGACGGCATCACCACCTACCTGCGGCATGACTTCGGCTGCATGGTGAGCCAGCACCAGGGCTTCTACCGCTCCAGCGGTCAGTGATCCTGAGCCACCCAATCCATTGAGGAATGATCCATGAAGAACTTCGTGCAGAACGGCCACTATGTGGAGGTGGCGCTGCCCTACGCCCGCAAGTCGGGCGAGGGCGTGCTGGTCGGCTCGCTGTTCGGCGTGTGTGTTGTTGATGGCGCCCAGGGCGACAGCATCAACATCCACACCGACGGTGTGTACGACCTGACCGCCGCCACCGGCGCCGGCACTGATGCGACCGTGGGCGCCATCGCCTACTGGGACAACGCCAGCGGTGCGCGTCGCGTGACTTCGGTAGCAACCAGCAACACCCGGATCGGAGTGTTCCTTGCGGCCAAGGCCACTGCTGATGCGGTGGCTCGCGTGCGGCTCGACTGATGCTGCCAGACATCGCCAGTCTGGCTCTGAAGGCCGTGGTGAAGGTGATGGGGGAGCGATCCCCTATCACCTATCGCCGGGGCTCTGAGCTGTATCAGATCGGCGGTGTCTACCAGGCCAGCCATGTTGGGTTGGATCCTGAGACCGGAGTGCAGGTGCGCTCAACGCAGCCGGTGCTGTTGATCAATGGCGCTGATCTGAACGTCGAGCCAAAGCAGGGCGATGAGGTTGAGGTGCGAGGCGGCCTGTTCAGGGTGCGTGATCCGCAGCCTGATGGACATGGCGGCTGGCTGCTGATGCTGCATCGGCTGCCTGCGGCGGCAGAGACGATTGGGATGATCTACGCGAACACGATCATCAGAGCGAACACGATCATCACGGCGGGAACATGACGACGATTCCATCGCTGCCGTTCAACGGGCAACAGCTGCGGGACACGCTGAACGCACTGGATCAAGCGATCGACGGGAAGGAGTCGTCGGGCGCTGCAGCTGCTGCCGTGGCGGCCCATGCCGCCGCGAGCGACCCCCATCCTGGCTACCTGACTTCGGCCGAGGCGAATGCGGCCTATGCGTCCAGCACGGCCCCAGCTGCGGCAGTGGCGGCCCATGAGCAAGCTGCAGATCCCCATCCTGGGTATCTCACCCAGAGTGAGGGCGATGCACGCTATGCCCCGCTGGGATCCACTGGCGGCGGCCTTGCTGCCTACGTGCACACGCAGTCCACGCCAGCGACGACGTGGACGATCAACCACAATCTGGGGAGGTATCCCAGTGTCGAACTGTTTAACAGTGGGATGCAAGAAATTGACGCAGAGATCACGCATCCGAGTGTCAATCAAACCGTCGTTACACTGAACCCAGCAACTGCTGGCTTGGCCCGCCTGATCTGAGGACATCATGCCCCGCAACATCTTCACCGACTTCGACTTCCAGGGAGTCTCCAAGGTCACCAACCTGCCGGCGCCTACAGCAAACGGCGACGCGGCCAACAAGGCCTACGTCGATTCAGCTGTTGAAGGCCTGGCGTGGAAGGACAGCTGTCGCGTCGCCACACAGGCGAACCTGAACCTGTCAAGCCCTGGCGCAGCGATCGACGGCATCACCATGGTCAGCGGTGACCGTGTGCTGGTGCGTGCGCAGACAGCTGGCGCGCAAAACGGCATCTACGTGTGGAACGGCGCCGCTTCGGTGATGAGCCGGGCCCTGGACGCCAACACCTTCCCCGAGCTGGAGCAGGCCACCACGACCGTGGAGGAAGGCACCGGCGCTGGCGTGACGTACCGGCAGACGGCGGTGAACGGAACGCTGGACACCACGGCGGTGAGCTGGACCACGCTGGGCACCAGTGCGCCAACGGCGAGCACCACCCAGGCTGGCATCATGCGCCTGGCGACGCAGGCCGAGACGGACGCTGGAACGGCTGCTGATCTGGCAGTGTCGCCGCAGACGCTTGCGAACTGGAGTGGTCGGCTGCGGAAGTTCTCGGCCAACATCGGGGACGGCAGCGCCACCAGCTACACGGTCACTCACAACTTCAACACCCGTGATGTGATTGTTCGGGTGTTTCCGAACTCCGGCAGTTATGACGACGTGGAAGTTGATGTGCAGCGTACCGGGGTCAATGCCGTAGCGCTGGTATTTGCCACCGCTCCTGCATCTAACGCTTACCGCGTGGTGGTGCTGGGCTGATGTCAAAGGACTTCCTGACGCCGCCAAACTTCACGACGCCAATCTTGCTTAGCGGCTCTCCTGGCACAGCCGGGCAGCAGATTACATCTCAGGGCCCAGGACAGCCGGCTGTGTGGGGCGCTCCTGGCAGCGGCGGCGGAGGCGGCGGCCCGAGCCTGCTGCAGTTTGCGCAGGGCTACTGGATCGCCCCAGTGCAGGCAACAATTGGCAACGGCGTTACAATGGCCGCCGACCAAATCTATCTTTATCCGTTTGCGCTTCCTCGGTCACTCACGATTGGCGAATTGGGCGCTCGTGTTAATAGTGCAGCCGCCGGGTCTTCTGTTCAGCTTGCAATTTACGGCTCGTTGAATGGCGAGCCGAGCGGCGCACCATTGGCCAGTACGGGAAGTCTAAGCGCCGGCTTGCAGGGCCCAGTTTCCTCGAGCGTCGCAAACTTCAACTTATCTGCTTTCACCAATTATTGGTTCGCCACGCAGAGTGATGGAGCCCCCGTGCTTCAGCACGTAACCGGTTCCGGTCAGAACATTGTCGCCGCAGTGGTCGGCGCACCTACGATTGCGCAGCTTACGAACGCCGCTTCGTCATCGGCTGGGTGGCGACAGTTATCCAGCAACCCGTTCGGGACCTGGCCAACGCTAACGCCTGGGGCCACGACAACTCAAAACGGCAGCGCCCGTGGTGGTTTGGTCTATCTGCAGATTGCTGCGCTTCTGTGATCATGGCCATTGCATACTCCCCAACTGAAATCAGGATCACCGACGACCGTGATCCCAGCCGCCCCCCGCTGGTGCTGCCGGCCACTGCTACATCGTCAGAGGTGGCGGCCGCTGCGGCGGAGTATCTGCAGCCGGATCCAGCGCCCGACTACGACGGCTTCGGCCTGTGGCTTCTCACCACGCCTGAAATCTTGGCGGCCTATGACGCCGCATTCGCGGGCAACAAGCTCACCGCTGGGACACTTCCATCCGCTGTGCTAGCCGCCGCTGCCGGCGAGCCCAAGCACCTGCGGACCACGCTGCTGCTGCTTTATAGCCAGGGGCTGCTCAGCCATGAAACGATAGCGGCAATGGCTGCCAAAGCGCAGCAGTTCTACTTACCGCCTGAGTTCCTGCAAGCGCTCGGGGGGCATGTATGAGCCACCGCCGCACTGAGCTTCGCGGGGCATACGTCAACCGGCTGCTCAACGTCACGACGGCAGAGGAGCGGGTCTACAAGGGCCGGCTGATGCCGATCGAAGAGCCGCAGCTCCCGGCCATCGTCATCCACACCCGCGACGCCGAAGAGATCCTGAGCCGCAGCCGCTCCGGCTGGAACGGCTACGAGCGCCGCCGCTGCATCGTCTCTGTGGTCTGCATCGCGCAGAGCTTCGATGACATCGACGAGGAGCTCGACATCATGGCCGGTCAGGTGGAGGCTGCACTGCAGAGCTGGGTGATCCCCGGCTTCGAGTCAGCCGACGCCCTGTTGCTCGACACCCGCAGCGACGATCCAGAGTTCGATGGCGCAGTCACGATCGGCGCCATCACCCTGCGCTATGCCGTGACCTACAACACCGCCTACCGGGCCTGCAGCGATCCCTACGTCGACCCCGATGCCGCGGCCGGCAACGGTCCCCTGGAGCGCAGCGGCGCCTACCCGGGCGGCCAGATCACCCCAGGCTGCCCGGCGGGCAACACCGGCGAGGCCTGTCCCATCGGCGAGGCCGAGCTGTTCTCTGACCAAGAGCCGATCAACTAAAGTGCTGATGAAGGTGGTCGCTACCTGATGTCTCTGAACCTGATCCGGCGACTCATCAAAGGCGCCCGCCTCACTGGCGCCGAGTACGACCACAACCTTGATGTCCTCGAAGAAGCGATCGAGAGCATCGAGCAAACGCCAGGCAACGACGGCCGCGAGCTGGAGTTGCGCGCCACCGAGACGCACATCCAGTGGCGGTACGTCGGCGACACGGCATGGACCGACCTGGTGCCGATTGATGCGATCGCGTCCTCGTCCTACGAAGCCCA